CGTAGCCAATACGTCAGTAGTATCCGGCTTAAGTAAATCGGCCGGAGTCAGAAGCGTCATTTGTTCACGAACATGCTGTTCGCTCATTTTCAAACGCAGGGATACTTTCTTAACGCATTCGTTAATGTAGCGCTCCCCACTAATCTGTTTGTAATCCCGATAAACCCGTGGGAAACGATAGACAACGCACTCACGGCTGTAACGCAACGAGTAATAATGTTCGCCCCAGAATGCGCAGGTAATACCACCCCCGAAGTCTGACGTGGACATGTGATGACCTTCGAGAATCTTAACAATCTCTTTTGGCAACATGTCAATCAGATACTTCCGTTCTTCCGTGGAGTAGGGAAGCTGTTTCAGTATCTGGTCGAGCTTACTGGTCTTTTTGTCAAGGGTAACTTCGTTGACATGGTGACAGTTACGGTGCATGGTAAAGTGGTCGCGAAACGCGGCCAGAATGATTTCTTCTTTTTTCTCTTCAGTGATGCGGTACTTGCGACCGGTAGGAATGGCTTTCTTTAAGCCACGAACGGGAATCAGGGTATCCCGATAAGCAATACGAATGTCCATAGTTCACCTCATGATTTTACACATAATGGAAGACTGACGTTTAAAAATAAAAGCACCCCACCACCGAAGTGGCAGGGATACTTACTACGCTTTGGTTTTCTTGGCTGTGCGTTCGAGTTTGATTGCAACCGCCTTTGTACCAATCTGAAGCGAGGTCAGGGCCAAGCTCTTAATCGGCCACGTACAGAAACCAAAGAACGCGATAACCGGCCAACCACCTGCGAAGATTAAATCGAAGTAGTCGTACTCTGGTGCTTTCATGAAATCGAATACCAGTGCTGCCGATACCGCACAACAGGCCAGAGCAAACAGCCAGACTAAGGCTTTCTGCGCGAACTGGAGTGTTGGGTAAATCGTCAACAGGGTTTCTTTCCCATAGACTTCATTCAGGCTGTCCACTGCAGTCGCTGCTTTGTTTGCGAACACATCCGACATCTGGCTAACCGTACCAACCAGCATCGGACGTAATCCGCCCAGGATTTCAGAAGCAGGTTTGGTGATATCCACCGTCACCCCGAGTGCTTCTTTAGCAGCGTCTACAACTTTCTTGGCTTACCCGCCACCGAAACGAACACAGGTGTGTTAGCTAAATAATGTACTAAAGAAGTCTCCTCTGGCGGGATTGCGCGTTTAGATTTGGTGCCAAGCACCATACGATGATACATACCCCCTTCTTCTGCGACATGTACGCGGTCTATAACCGCCCCATGAGACGTGAAGAAGCAAATACCTTCAGAGTTTGTAGGCTCGATACGAAGCCATACAGGGCCTTTAACGAGGTTCTGTACGTTCTTCAATAACTTCGTACCGTAGCCCTGTCGACGTTCTTCTTTCGCTACCACCAGATAGAGAATGTGACCCGGCTCGTGAATACAAACACCCACAGCCACATCGTCTTCCACAGCGAGAGTAAACGTCACTGGGGACGAGCGCACAGAATTAATATCGTCTAACCATTCATTCAAACCGGGGAAGGTTCCGGTCGGAATCTTGTCACGTTCTACATCTATCAGGTACATAGGTGTCCTTATATTTCTAAGCGCCCACGGATTGCCGTAGCCAATACGTCAGTAGTATCCGGCTTAAGTAAATCGGCCGGAGTCAGAAGCGTCATTTGTTCACGAACATGCTGTTCGCTCATTTTCAAACGCAGGGATACTTTCTTAACGCATTCGTTAATGTAGCGCTCCCCACTAATCTGTTTGTAATCCCGATAAACCCGTGGGAAACGATAGACAACGCACTCACGGCTGTAACGCAACGAGTAATAATGTTCGCCCCAGAATGCGCAGGTAATACCACCCCCGAAGTCTGACGTGGACATGTGATGACCTTCGAGAATCTTAACAATCTCTTTTGGCAACATGTCAATCAGATACTTCCGTTCTTCCGTGGAGTAGGGAAGCTGTTTCAGTATCTGGTCGAGCTTACTGGTCTTTTTGTCAAGGGTAACTTCGTTGACATGGTGACAGTTACGGTGCATGGTAAAGTGGTCGCGAAACGCGGCCAGAATGATTTCTTCTTTTTTCTCTTCAGTGATGCGGTACTTGCGACCGGTAGGAATGGCTTTCTTTAAGCCACGAACGGGAATCAGGGTATCCCGATAAGCAATACGAATGTCCATAGTTCACCTCATGATTTTACACATAATGGAAGACTGACGTTTAAAAATAAAAGCACCCCACCACCGAAGTGGCAGGGATACTTACTACGCTTTGGTTTTCTTGGCTGTGCGTTCGAGTTTGATTGCAACCGCCTTTGTACCAATCTGAAGCGAGGTCAGGGCCAAGCTCTTAATCGGCCACGTACAGAAACCAAAGAACGCGATAACCGGCCAACCACCTGCGAAGATT